CATTTGTTGTATTCTTACACCTTTGACTTCCTTAGCCATGTAGTGGTGTTTATCTCCTGTGTGAACCTCTCTGTACTTAGCAAATCCAAACATTTGGCTATACTCAGGATGAGTTGCAAACAATAATGGAAGATCTTCAATCTTACAGTTACCGTGGTGATAACCGATAAATGTCTCACCTACCATTACACCTTTCACTGTACTATGTTCTCTTTGAAAAGATACTCTAGGTTCATTCTTAAAGAATACATCTAGTGCATGTGCTAGGTAATAAGACTTAGTTCTATCATGATTACCTTGTACCAATACTACTTGTACATGCTCACAAACTTTACTTATTGTTTTGATAACATCTACAAGTAAACTAAAGCCTTGCTCATATTCATCAGCATAATCCATAATAGTGTCCTGTGGAGTACCATTTGTTGTCTGATGCTGATAGTTATCAGTGTGGAAGAAATCGTTTGATATAGGGAACACAATCGTGTCTATATCATACAATGCTGTGACATTACCAATAAGAGTAGTAGCAGTTTTGTAATATCTTGCCATTCTCTCAAATATTGAGTTATCACCATCCACATGCCTTTTAGCTAAATGGTAATCAGATATCGATAATTCAACATCTACCATCTTCTTCTCAATATGAGCAGATGCATGTCTTAGTTCAGGAATGTAGTTGGGTTTGTAATTTTCTAGGAACTTTGCAAAGTCCTCAGGAGTGTAGTCTTTAGCTTCTTTTCTCTTAGAGAATACTGAAGAAGTAAATTTACCATTAGGTAATAACTTAGACCAGTAGTTTGTAATAACGTATTTATCAAGGTTAATCTTGTGCAGAGCAGCAATCTCTATATCATCCTTGGGTTCAAAATCGAGAATCAATGTGCTCTCAATAGTTCCTTTCTCATTGTTAATCTTTCTTACAGATTCACACAGTAAAGGTGCTTTCAATGGATCGTTTGGTTCTTCTCCTCTTAGCTCTTTTAACAATTCATCTACTTCAATTTCACTAATACCAAGCCTTGAGGCATAGTATGTTTTACTTTTCTTCTGCTTCAATAATGCCTGAAGCATCGAAAGTTGATCCTGGTTTCCAGTCATCCTAGTTGTAGTTTAGTTAAATTGTCCTAAATATAAAAATTAATTTCCGTATTTACCAAACTATTGTAACAGAATTAATTATATAGGTTAATTAAGTTAATTAGAAATGAAAACTCCCAGAGCACATTGCACCCTGGGAGAAACTCTGTAAACCAACAAACAGAGTTTTTTGTCTCTTTAAATTATGCTATGCTGGACATTCATTTACATATTGATAATTAGTATACTCAAGTTGGAACGGAGTGAAAGTATTATAACCACAACCATATCCACACTCACTATAGTTAGTTTGCTGATACGGAGCTACTACACTATTAGTAAATTCAGGTATTGTTACTACATACGTTCCTCCAGAACCAGTTGAACAAGAACCAGATGTTGATACACCAAATGTTATTATTACACCACCAAGAGGAGCATTCTTAGGAGTTACACCATCTAGTTCAAATAAGGAAGCAGTTAATCTATAATAAACATCAGTTCCTGAAGAAGTTACTGAAGTAAAAGGATCAGTACATGTAACTTCTTGACTGTAATCAAACTCATTAGTCCACTTAATACATCCTACAAAAGGACAACCAGTTCCTCCAATATTTGAAAGCACAAAATTAGATCCACCTGGGTTAGTGTTTGAAATTCCAATAACTCGCCAAGGGAATCCATTAGCTCCAACTCTATCATTAATCTCGTATGTATTTATAGGATATGACGTAGAAGTATCAGTTGCATCTGCAACACAACTACTTATGGTATACCACTCTAATGTAGGAGCAGCTGTAGTTGTAGTAGTGGTAGTTGTAGGACAACCAGTTAAACCTGTAGGCGAAAGTTCAAAATTAGATCCACCTGGATTAGAGTTTGTAATACTTGTAACTCGCCAAATACCTCCATCAGCCCCAACTCTATCATTAACATTATAAGTATCTACAGGATACGATGTAGAAGTATCAGTTCCACCACCATTACAATTAATTATATTATACCACTCTCTTATAGTGGTAGTGGTAGTTGTTGTTGTAACACAGCTATTTCCACAAGGTGTAATAGCTCGTGTAAGAGTTAAGCCATTAGCTGCATATGCATTTATTTGACTTTGTGAATATTGTTGTAAACAGAATGTAGTACCTTCACCTGATGGACCTACATTTGTAGAATAACTTCCACCATTACACAAAGTACCACTTAATGCAACTGTATTACCACTAGTGTTTATATACTCATATACATAACAATCAAGACAATATACGCAACTCTCGTTTGTATTAACTAAACTAATATACTCCGCGTTTGTAGTTGGTGTAGTACCAGTTTTAACACAAATCTGAGGAGATGTTAATGGTTGTACATTTATAGTTGTAACATTATTATCACAATCTGTATAATCAACATAGTTTGAGAAATCAGGTGAGTAATTAGTAAGTGTCCAGAATGTACACGGATAAGGTGATACTGTAGTTGTGGTAGTTGTTGTTGTAGATTCAGAAGGACAAGTGCTTAAACCAGTAGGATTAATAAAACGTTGAGGGAAATTCGCACTATCGGTAGAAATACTAGTAATACGATAAGTATAGAATGGAGGTTGATTATAAACCGTATCATCTGCTACAATATCATTAACATTGAAGTCTACAACATTAAAACGTTTACTATAAGCTGTTATTGCTGGATTATCACATCTAACCATCGTAGCCCAACGTGAGTTTACTAACTCATTACAAGCAATACAATTAGCATATAATGGATATGTTCTTCTATCAACATAAGATGGAGGAGTACCTACATAAGGAGTAGTTAATGTAGCACAACTGTCTAATGTATCACCACCATAAATAACTTGTCCAGAAACAGCAGAAGAAGGGACTCTTAGTATAGGAGCATTAAATAGTGATGTACAAAATTGAGCATTCCAATAAGCACCAGGATCTTGTGTAGTAGTTGTTGTGGTGGTAGTTGTTGAAATACCACATCCTGTAACTTCAAATGATTTAGCTCTTTTGTCTGTTAGGTTATTTTTATCTTGTATAGCTACCCAAAAAATACCATTTGGTAAACCAGCTGGTAACCCCCAACTAACACTACTAGGAGTTAATGTAACTGCAGTATCAAAAGGTTCATTAAGTGCCTCTGCCTCTGTGTAATATGCATAAACAGATGGATAATACTGACCACTGCCTCCTGAGAACTGACTCATAAGAGCATAAGCCTGATTATTACCAGCACAGCCTTGTACTACAGTAAAGTTAAGAAGATTTGATGTAGTAGTTGTTGTTGTAGTGGTTGGTGCAGCAGTAGTTGTTGTTGTGGTTGTACTAGTTGATGTACTAGTTGTGCTAGTTGTGGTTGTAGTGCTAGTAGATGTACTAGTTGTTGTAGTAGTGGTTGTACTTGTACTAGTTGTAGTAGTAGTAGTACTAGTTGGAATAGGTACAGGCCAAGTTGTAGTAGTAGTAGTAGTTACAGGTAATAATAATATATTAATATCAACTGCTGTATTACATGTACCAAAAGAAACAACACGAACGACAGTAGTACCATTTGGGACAACATTGCTTATATACCCTGCAACAAGAGCTGCTTTAGGTACACTTGTTTCAAATGGAATTTCATAACTGTCTACATCTGAATATAGATCAAAGTTAGGTCCAGTATTGGCACCAGCTGTCGTTAGTATTATTTGTACAATCATTGGTTTGTATTAGCAGTTATTTACTAGTGTGCAGAATTTAACCTTTAATGCAGGAGTAGCAGCAATAGCATCAATTATCTCACTTGCTAATGTTGCTGCATCTAAAGAATTATCTAGTTTCTGAAGAATAGTATTTAATGGATCTTTGTTATTACCTCCTGAGTTTGGAAGATTAGGACCATAATAAACTACATTAGCTGTATCAATTATACATGGACCACATCCACAATCTCCTGTAGGATGATAATATGCATCATAGCACGGAGTGCCTGGAAGACAATTTAAACTCATGAGTTATTAATTAAGAAGGTCTGTACTGAATGTAATAACAAGCTAACACTGGTTGAATATTAGAGTGAGAAGCACCATCACCTGTATTAGCATTAGTTACAGTTACAGTGGTAGCTACTGTAATACCTGTTGTACTTGTAGTAGTTTGAACATTATAAGGTTGTCTGTTTACAATACCCACAGATCCTGCACTATCCCAACCCTCAGGAGTATTACCAGCAAAGTGATGGTGACCAGGATCCGTTACAGTAGATGTAGCACTTGCTGTAGCAGCATGTGTGTGAGAAGGAATCTGTGCTGCTGTTAATGTAACTACGTTAGAACCTGCTACAGTTAAAATGTTATAGTTAGGATTACCAGGAGTATCTGGGTTAGTGGCAGCAGGTAATGTTCCTCCACCAGCACCGATAATAGCACCTACACCAACTCTACCTCTTTTATCAGGAGTACCGTTGTTACCATTACATAAATAGATATCTGTAAAGCCTTGACTACTTAAACCTTTACCAGTGCTATCAAAGTTTGTTGATACATTACCATAGTATTCGATAACACTAAAAGGAACCATTCTGTCTTTAAACTGTGTAGCTCCTGGAGTTAATGATCCAAGATATGCAGCAATAAGAGAATTTAACTGTGAAAGCTTAACATAGTTTGTAGATACATCTAAAGCTAGTGCTGTTAAATCTGTTGCTGTTGAGCAAGCTTTATTAATAACTGCTTGTACAATAGCATGAGTATCAGAAGAAGCTGTAACACCAGTTAAACAACCAATTGTATAATCAGCATTTAGTGTAGTAAGTGTAGCGTTAATGCCTGTGATTTGTGCTTGCAAATTACAAGCAGCTTTTACCAATGCTGTAAATAACTCATCAGCATTTGGAACTCTTCCTACAGGTAAGTATGCTGTAACAAGAGCACAATAGTCAGAAGGAGCAATTGTAATATCAATACCTGTTCCATCTAAGAATGATACAACTGTATCAATTAGTGCTTGTTCTACAGCCAATAAAGTATCACCAGTTTCGATTCCTAGTGGTACACTATTTGCTCCTGTATATCTAACACATTTATCAGGTGTAATATCAACACACCCCGTATAGCAATTTGTACAAGACATTTCTTTTTTTATTTATGAATTAAAACTTTTACTCTGCTGGCTATCATATCTACAGTGAATGGTTTACAGTAGTCAGGGTTACAAACCTTGTACGTTAATATCTGCTTGTAATGTAATAGATCAGCAATTACTTCTCCTGGTATATATGTGTTCAAAGCAAACACAATATTACTATATTGAATATTAGCTAAGTCAGTTAGCTTACAATCAATATCAGCCAGCAACACAGGGATACTAGCACAATAAATACAATTAACAAGTCTTGGTGTTAACATTTTATTACTTATTTACAGCAGCTTGCTGTTGTTCTTGTTGTACAGCATAGTTACAAGCTGAGCAATACCCATTGGTTAATTGACATCCGCATCCAACTTGTACTTGACATCTTTTACAATTAGCCATTATGCAAAGTTATTTATATAGTTATTACCAGTACATCCACAGTTATTTCTGATGAAGTTGTCTAACATATTGTTAGCTTGTGTATATAACTTATTAGCTGTATCTATAGCACAGTTATTAGCAGCAGCAATAGATCCTTGAATCATATACCAAATACTATTTAACTGCACCTTAGCTTGAGTCTTAATAGCCATATCACACTGCATCATATCTAACTTCATAAAAGCATTATCAAACTTCTCTTGAATTTGATCTACACGCATGATGTTTTTCTCTACATAGTTTTCATATGCAGGAGCAACAGAATATTTTAAGAAATACACTCCATCAGGAAGCGGTATTAAATCAGCTCCTACAGGAGTTAATTCTAATGTCGTAGAGTTGAAAACATTAAAGTCTTCAACCGTAAAAGGTAAAGCAACTGGTAAGAAACCAGGCATTGTGATTTCAATAGTAGGAGAACTTACTGCTGGAGGATTAGTAGGATATGTCGATATATCAGCAATACCTAACGTAAACGTATTATAGGTATTCATTACTAATATATCCAATTTCAAGTCTGCCATGTTTTATAAAAAATAATGCCAGAGGATTTGAGAATAATCCTCTCACCCTCTGGCATAGGTTATGATTTATTTACCTTCTGATTAAGAAACAGTTGAAGGAGTTCCTAACGCAGCAGCTAAAACAGTTTCAATACCTGCAGATACCGATTGAGGAGCTGCAATAATCACTGTTGAATCTTCTTGGATATAATCACCCCACTGATAAGCAGCCTTATCTAATGTGTTGAATCTAATGTAGAACACATCATAAGTTGTACCGTTAGATACCCATGATTCAAAGTTCTCATTGTACCCAACCATACGGTATAAGTGCTTTAAGTAACCAGCTTGGTAGCTGTAGAAGTTCTTCTCTAATTGAGCGATCTCATCTGATTGACCGTAAGGATAGTTAGACTCTTGAGTCACAACAGCCTCAGCGATGATGTTACAATTATCTGCAACGATAAAGTCAGCAGTTGTAGCAGGACCAGCATAAGGGAATGTACGGAACCATAAACGATCATACTCGTAAGGGAACGCAGCAACGTCACATGGTTGACCATATTTAGTTAATGGCTTACCAGTGATAACTAACACAGAGTTTTGACCAGAGCCAGAACGAGAGAAAGTGAAGAACGTGTTGAAAGAGATGTTATCAGGGTTGTTACCTGGAGCCTCTTGTTCAAACTTAGCAATTAAGTCATCAACTAAAGCTTGGTGATCAACTTGAGCACATGGATCTCCACCACACTCTAAACAAGCACCTTTAACAGTTACTGAACGAGTGAAACCATTGAAATACAATGTATCAATGTAAGACGAGTGAGCACGTAATGTAATAGTTACATCAGTACCAGGAGTAACATTCCAATCACCAACTTGAGTGATTTGGTTTGTTGCAGTTGCACTACCAACTACTTTATACCACTCAGATACGTTAGTTCCAGTAGAAGAGATCTTGTCAGAACGCTTAGAACCTTGTAAGTAAGTGTTTGTGCGACCTTGAGCAACATAGAAGTAAGGATTGCTTCCTGCGATGTTACCAGCGTTAGCCACTGTGTAATCAGCCTTGAAGAAACCTACTTGACCTGCTGTCAAGTTTTGTGTAGATCCAGAGCTAGGTAATGAGTTACCTACAGGAACTACAAACAGGGTGGTTAATGAAAAATCAGCCATTTTTGTATATTAATTAAATTGTTTACTTATTCATTTGTCTTGATTCTGTATATCGAGCTTTCAACCGCTGATTGATTCTCTGTATACATTGCAAGGTTTTGTACGGTCAAGTCTAAAAGCTCATCTTCTAGATAAGTTTCAAGCTCACAGTCTTGATCGAACGATGGTTCTCCATCTAACATAATGTATCCAGTCTTATTAATATACTGTGGATATCTCATGTATGAGACGTAGATTTTACTTGGTGTGAAGGTTCCATCAGTGAAGATCGAAATCTCGTCTGAGGATATGAAATTGAAGGTCTCCTGATACTCGAATGATGGTCTGTAGTGAGTGTTGTTTAAACAATACTGCAAATCACCATGTTTAGCAAGATCACGATTAATCCAAATCTTTCTGTCCTTACATAATCCTTTACTAGCAATTACGTAACTATCTACGTAAAACATGTACTTAGGCTCAAGTTGATGAACATACGCACTCCACTGATTTAACTCAGGGTTCTTCAAAGCTAGTGGTAACTCACCATCATTGTAATTTACCACTAGGCTTTGCAGGTCTTCATATCTTTTCTTAAAGGCATCTAAGCCAAGACCTGATATTGTATTCTGACCATCTACTTTTTGCTTTATTAACTTAATCTGAGCCTCATTGAGAGCTAAGATTTTGTCTTCTAACTGAATCTGTTGATGCTCGTTTGCTGATAGCTTATTTAGTCTTTGGTCAATCTTATATAATAAACTATCTACGGGGATCATACAGCGGCTAGTTTTTTCGTTTTAAGTTTCTGCTCTAAGATCAGTAAATCATCTTGGTGATCTTCATCAATCAAGAACTTAACTAATTCTTCCTCATCTAATGCAACTTCAAAGTCACCTTGGTAAACTCTACCATTAGGTTTAACTCTATAGATAGAATGAGTAATTGCTTGTTTTACTAAATCTTTTACGTGAAGAAGGTTTTCTTGCATATCTGCAAATCTACCGAACACTTCAATTGTTGAAAGACCTTGGTATTTACCATCCTTGAACTCAGTCTGTTTTAAGATGTTGTCCACTTGGTTATATACCATATCGTCTTTGGTATCTTCTGTTACAGGTAAGCCTAGTAATCGAGCAACTTTACGTTTCTTCTCAGGAGTCATTGAATCAAACTTGCTAATAGCACGGTTGATTAATTGTTTCTTTTTGAATACGATTGCGTTCTCAATTTCATCATCTACAACATAGAACTGTGTATCTGCTGGATATTCACCACGTTCCCAAGCTTGGTAGCTAGAAGCGATTGTAGGGTGAACACGTAACCAAGCGAAAGCAAGCTCTTGCATTGGATTAGTGAAATCAAAGTAGTTATCACCATCTAGCAATTTAACTGCTTGTACGTGTAACATATCATCAGCACCTTGAGATAAACCATAGTTCCAGAACTTAGAACGAGGACCTAAATCCACATCACCTAACGCTGCTTCTAGTTTTTCTTTCAATCTAGTAACACGTTCGATTTCAAGTTCTTTTTCAGTCTTATCACCAATACGTTGAATATACGCAGCATTTGGATTTAATCCTGTGCGATATTGACCATCAAGTTCTTTGTAAGGATACTTAAATACTCCTGTTCCAGGAATACGTGTCATGCCTTTTGCAGCAAGACCACCTTGCATAGTTTGCATTTGAGAGTTGTTATACTCTTTCTTAATAGTAGAGATTTTTCCTATCTTACCCATATGTAGTTTAAATTTAATTTGGTTTGCAGAGTGCTATCCATCGAAGGAATAGCGACCAGGGACACCCCAATCCAAGCACTCTGTATTCAAGAAATAGCTCCCCCTGAGGAGGGAGGGTGGGGGAGCTTCTTTCTTGTAGCCTGCTGATTAGCAAGCATTTAGGCATGGAGCCTAGTATTAGAATTGAGGGATTTCTTCAATCAAGACTGTGCGAGACAAGTCTTCAATGAACACATCACAACGATCCTTCATCCAGATTTCGTATCCTGGGAATTTGTTCGCAGAACTCATACCTTGAGACTTAGCAAAGCCTAAGTGGTGACGAGTACCATCGATATAACCCCAAGTCATTGAAGGAGCACCCTTCATACGTACTTCACGGATGTTATTTACCATTGAACCATCAGACATTGGAGATACGTCAAACACCATAAATACTGGAGTAGACTTCTTGTTCTGTCCGAATTCTAAGTTAGTTTGAGGAAGGTCTAATTCTTTTAAGTGAATTAACTCAACACGACCAGTCTCACGAGTTACCATTGCATCGAATGCAAAGTTGTAAGTGATGTGTTGTCCTTCTCCTTGCATGTAGCGATTACCTGAATCAGCCATGAACGTTAAACCTGAGTTTAATGCATCGTTCTTCAAAGCTTGTTGGAACACGTCAAAACCAGCTTCGTTAGTGTACATTTTAACACGACGATCCTTAACATCCACACGACGATAGAATAAATCACCAAATACTGAACGAATCAAGTTAGCAGTGAATTCTCCACGGTTGTATTGTACTAAGTTACCATTGTTACGCATACGGTGGTAAACACCAGCAGATGTACGCTTTAATTCTTGCTTAGAACCGTTAGTCTTCACAGTACCAGGCTTAGCCCAGATCATACGCTTAACTTTCAATTCTAACATAGACTTACGCATCCAGAACTCAACAAACGGTTCCCACTTAACATCATTACGAGTTAAAGGTAATAGGTTACGACGTTGTGGAGCATATACTAAGATGTCTAACGCTTTACCTGAAGCATCAACCATCATCTTATCATCAGCCCATTCAGTGATCTTGTGCTCATAACCATATGCAGAACCTAATGATTCAAACATTGTGATTTGCTCACCTAAACGAGGAAGACCTAATAAGTCTTGATCGAATTCACCGATAGCAGCATCAACTAATTCTAATTCAACACCAACTTGTAAGAAGATAGAAGAAACGAAATCTACAGTTGGGTTATCAGTTACTAAAGTAACAGTGTACAA